CAACAAAACTTTATGTAGATAACTTGGTAGGGACAGGAATTCCAATTGTCCCTACTGAGTCATCTGCACCAGTAAGTCCAGTAGATGGACAGTTATGGTTTGATACAGTATCACGCCATCTATCTATTTATTCTACTGATGCTGCTGATTGGATTATGATTGCAACATTTACTGATACCGCTGATCTTAGACAGCACATCCACGATACTGCAATTGATGGAACAGGACTTATTGTTTCAATATTCCAAGATGCTGGTTATTACGACTCAATCTTTACATCAACAGAAATTGCAGCATTTTATGATTCAACATATTGGAATAACAGTTACGATGGCGGAAGCCCATTAGATAACTTCAGTTAATAATCTGATATAATACTATAAGACACCACGAAAGAGGAGACTATAAATGGCAACAAGAATGCAACAGCGCAGAGGTACTGCTGCTCAATGGATTTCAACAAATTCTGGCAATGGCCCAATCCTCAACGCAGGTGAAATCGGTTATGAGACCGACACAAATAAATTTAAAATTGGTGATGGTACAAATCACTGGATTGACCTTGATTACTTCGTTGACTCTAACTCAACAGTAAACCCATCATTTGGTTCAAGTATTGCTTTTGAAGGCGCCACTTTAGACTCATATAAAACTACTCTTTTAGTAACAGACCCTACAGCAAATCGGACAATTACTCTTCCAAATGCAACAGGAACAGTAGCCCTAACATCTGACATTGCAGAACTTTCACAAGATGCAATTGATGCAGCTTTAACTGCGGGTACAGGTATAACAAAAAATTATAACGATGCAGCAAATACATTAACTTTAGCAGTAGATACAACAGCAATTCAGGCTCGTGTAACTGGCGTTTCTGATACTGAAATTGGATATCTTGATGGAGTCACTTCTGCTATCCAGACACAACTAGATGCTAAATCAACTGCATCTAAGACTGAAACTCTTACTAATAAAACTCTTACTTCTCCAGTAATCAATACTCCAACTGGAATTACAAAATCAGATGTAGGTTTAGCAAATGTTGATAACACAGCTGATTCAGCAAAACCAGTTTCAACAGCAACACAAACGGCACTTGATCTTAAGGCTCCTCTTGCTTCCCCAACATTTACTGGCACAGTGGTATTACCTTCAACAGTAAATGGACCAGGTATAGGTACATCAGTTAATTTATTATCCACAACAACTTCTGGTGATATTACGCTTGGTCTTGCACAAACAACTGGAAATGTTACGATTGGCGGAGGATCAACAAGAACAACTGGTTCAGTTCTTATCGGAACTGGTGCAACATCAACTGGAACCAAAACAATTAACATTGGAACTGGATCAACAGGCGGAACCACAGCAATTACAGTTGGTTCTTCTTCTGGAGCAACATCTAATATTACTCTAAATGGTACAGTAACAGCAGCAAACAATCTTGTAGTTACTGGCGATTTGACAGTAAACGGAACCACAACAAACCTTAACTCAACTAGCCTAGTTATTGAAGATAAAAATATTGTTCTTGCAGATGTAGCAACACCTACAAATACTACTGCCGATGGCGCTGGTATTACTGTAAACGGCACTACAAATAAAACATTTAACTGGGTTAATGCAACTTCTGCTTGGACTTCATCAGAACACATAGATCTTGCTTCAGGTAAGTCATACTATGCAAATGGAACATTATTAAAGGATGTTACAGAAACATTAACAAACAAGACAATTTCAGGTGCAAATAATACACTTACAGTTCGTCTTGCAAACGATGTTACTGGCACACTTCCAGTAGCAAATGGTGGTACAGGTGCAACTGATGCAGCAACTGCAAGAACAAATCTTGGTGCTACAACTCTTGGTGCAAATATATTTACACAAACTAATCCATCAGCAATTACTTTCCCTAAGTACAATGCAGATAATACTGTAAGTGCTGAATCAGCATCTACACACAGAACATCTATTGGACTTGGAAACGTAGAAAATACAGCAGTTTCAACATGGGCTGGTTCTACAAATATTACAACACTTGGAACTATTGCAACTGGTACATGGTCTGGTACAGCAATTGCCCTCAATAAGGGTGGTACTGGAGCAACAACACAGGCAGGTGCAGCAAATGCAGTTCTTCCTTCACAGACTTCAGCAAGTGGAAAGTATTTAACATCTGATGGAACTAACGCATCATGGGGAACAGTATCTTCATACTCAGCACCTACACTTGGTTCAACATCAATTGCATCTGGTGCAACTGTAACAACAATTGCAGGACTTACACTAAACAATTCAAACCATACTGGAACATTTTCGGTAGGTGGATCTGCTGGAACATCAGGACAGGTACTTTCTTCAACAGGTTCTGGAGTTCAGTGGATTGCACCTTCACAAGGTGCAGCATTTAGCGAATTATTGCTTGTTGGTTGTTAAAAAAAATAAATAAATGTAAGAATCGGGTTGCAAAAAACAACCCGATTTTTGCTTTTTATTTATGTAGTGCTATAATTAAAGTATAAAAAGTGGGGTAAAGATGGAAATTATATTTATAGATATAGAAAATCCTGAAGGTGTATTGGAAAAACCAAAACCAGCAAGTGAATATATACCAGATTGGTATAAAAATGCAAAATCTTATACAGATCCAAGTGGCAAAAAAGCACCAAATTTAGATGATATTCCAAACTCAACAATTAAAAAATGTATGCCATTATGGGATATGATGACTGCTGGATATATTATTGAGACACCATACGATATTTATGTTAGACAAACTCAAGATGGTCCTTATTTTCAATGGGGAGATAAACAAGCAATAGCATTTCAAAGTATGGAACAAACACAAAATCATCCATATTTTAGAGATATAAATTATGCAGTACGTATATTACATCCTTGGGGAATTAAAACTCCAAAAGGTTGGTCTTGTTTGATTATGGAGCCTCAACATAATGAGCCAAGTCCAATTATCACATCAAGTGGAATTGTTGATACCGATGAGTTTAATATTCCTTTTAATATGTTTTTAAAATTAAGAGATCCAAATTTTGAAGGGATGATTCCAGCAGGAACTCCTTTTGCTCAAATCATTCCCTTTAAACGTGAAAACTGGACTTCTAGATTAGGAAATGAAAAAGAAAAATTACAAGCACAAAGTAACGGAATAAAATTATTAAGAGTTTTTTTTGATCGCTATAAAAAATTTTGTTGGCAAAAAAAAGAATATAAGTAAAAGAACTTTTAAAAGTATAAAGTACTAACTATAAAGTAAAGATTCATATGCTTTTAATGAGCGTATTTTGTTTTTTAAACCTATGCTATACTTAAGACTACTTCAGAAAACATGAAGTACTCAACTTATTTTTGCTATGAAAGGTAAATAAATGTCAGATACAGTATTCTCTTTTCGTCTTTCAGATGAATTTATAAATAAATATAATAATGCTCCAAGTCCTTTTGGATTTCAAGATGCAGGTTCTAATTCACTTGGAGAAATTACATTTATTCGTACATATTCTCGTGTTAAAGAAGATGGAACTAAGGAACGCTGGCATGAGGTTTGCCGTCGTGTAATTGAGGGTATGTATTCAGTTCAAAAAAACCATGCCAAAGATAATCGTCTTCCATGGAATGACAATAAAGCACAAAAATCTGCTCAGGAAGCATTTCAAAGAATGTTTGAATTAAAGTGGACACCTCCAGGTCGTGGTCTTTGGGCATTTGGTACACCTATGACTATGGAAAAGCGCAACTCAGCATCCCTTCAAAATTGTGCAATGGTCTCTACTCGTGACATTGATCGTAATGATCCTGGTGCATTATTTGCCTGGGTAATGGATGCATTAATGTTGGGTATTGGAGTTGGATTTGATACCCTTGGACAAGACAAGCAAATGTCTATTTATGCACCTACAGAACCAGCATCTATTTATGAAATTCCAGATACTCGTGAAGGTTGGGTAGAATCTGTACGCCTTTTAATCAACTCATTTTTACGCCAGAACCAGCCTATTCAGGAGTTTAACTATGACCTTATCCGTCCTCTAGGAGCCCCCATTAAGGGCTTTGGCGGGGTAGCCAGCGGTCCAGCACCTTTAATTGATCTCCATACACGCATTCGCAATGTAGTTGGTTCTAGAGCAGGAGAAGCACTTGATAGCCGTGCAATTGTAGATATTGTAAACCTTATTGGCACATGCGTTGTTTCTGGCAATGTTCGCCGTTCTGCAACTCTTGCATTAGGTACTGCAGAAGATGATGGTTTTATTAATCTCAAGAACCCAGAAGTATTTCCAGAAAGAAACTCATATGATCCAGCAAAACCAGGTTGGGCTTGGATGAGTAATAATTCTATTGCTGCTGAAGTTGGAACAAAATATGAAGACTATGTTGACTTGATCGCAGACAATGGAGAGCCAGGTTTTATTTGGCTTGATGTTGCTCGTGATTATGGTCGTCTTGCAGATGCACCAGACTACAAGGATGCTCGCATTATGGGATTTAATCCATGTGCGGAACAACCACTTGAGTCATATGAATTATGCACACTCGTAGAAGTTCACCTTAACCGACATGATTCAAAAGAAGATTTCTTGAAGACTCTTAAGTTTGCATACTTATACGGGAAGACCGTTACACTTATGCCAACACATTGGCCAACTACAAATGGTATTATGCAACGTAATCGCCGTATTGGTACATCTCTTACAGGTATTGCTTCATTTGCCGATGAAAATGGTTTGCCAACTACCCGTGAATGGATGGATGAAGGCTATCACAAGATTCGCTACTACGATCACAAGTATTCAGAGTGGCTATGCGTTCGTGAATCAGTTCGTGTAACAACCGTTAAACCATCAGGATCTGTTTCACTTCTTTCTGGTGCAACTCCTGGAGTTCACTGGGGACCTGGTGGAGAATTTTATCTTCGTGCTATTCGTTTTGGTGATACTGATCCAATGCTTCATTTGTTTAAAGCAGCGGGATACAAAGTTGAGCCAGATCTAGTATCAGCAAATACCCAGGTAGTATATTTTCCAGTAGCCTCTGGACATAAACGTGCAGAGAAGCAGGTTAGCCTATTTGAAAAGATTGGTTTGGCAGCTACCGCTCAGAAGTATTGGTCAGACAACGGTGTTTCTGTGACTCTTTCATTTGACAAAGAAACAGAAAAGAAATTTGTAGCGCCAGCACTAAATATGTATGAGGGCCAGTTAAAGGCAGTTTCTTTCCTTCCAATGGGAGACAAGGTTTATCCTCAGCAGCCTTATAGTGAGATTACTCGTGAAGAATACAACGCATATGTAGGTAAGATTGGTAAAATTGACTGGTCTGCTATTTATGACGGTCATGACAATCTTGATGCAGAATCTGAGAAATATTGTAGTACAGATGCATGCGAAATCAAGTTATACTAGGAATATGGTATACTGATGGTTATGGATTCTTTAATCAACCCTGAAACTGGCGAACCAATTGTCAAAAATGTACGTAGACAAGTTATTGAAAAGAAATATAACTGGGGTCTATATGTATACAAAAAGTCAAATGGCAAGTGGTTTACGGACGGCAGTGGAAATGTGCTAAACATTGAGTCAATGCGTAATGATTTAACAAAGATCGCAGAACTTAAAGCAGCAGCCAAATATTATGGTGATGAAGGTGATGGAGAAGCAGTATTTGTTCCTGGACTTACTCGTATTACCGAAGAAGAACATTCAGAACAATTAGATCGCATGAAGTCTGGACTTATTCCTTCAATGAATGACCTTGGTGCTTGGCATGCAGCACAACAGACTCTTAATAAATCAGGCAAGGA